CCGCGGGCCCTGCCCCCCCGGGGGGGGGGGCGCCCTCCCCCGGGAGCGTACCAAGGAGGCCCTTGACCGGCTGATCTCCCGCGGCTGGATCATGGCCGAGGGCGGGCGGGGCGGCCGGCAGTACACTCTGATCGCCGTTGGGGAGGACGGGCCTGTAGAGCGGGACCTGGACGAGAGCAGTGACGAGAACGGAGGTGAGGCCTAAGGTGCGCGACTTCAATGAGCTGCCCCTGCTGACGCCGGAGGAGGCGTTTGAGAGGGCCTGGGAGGAGGGCGGCTCCGCCCACCCCGTGTTCGACCGCGGGTACCGTGTGCGAGGCCTGAACGCCTGGAAGGCGATCGAGACCCTGCTGTGCCAGAATGACGTCCCGGACATCACCGTCGCGTCCTTCGGCCTGAAGCGCTTCGAGGAGATTCTGGACGCCATCGCCATGCTTCATGAGCGGGGCTGGCACCTTTGGCAGACGTCCGCAAATGTTTACGTGGACGGGGAGAAGCGCCCCGTGCAGGCCATCCGGGCTCACTACCGCGGCTACTAGCCCATAAATCGGCGCAATTCCAACGGAATCTACCCCAGTGACTCAAGTCACTGGGGTAGAACTTTACCGGGGCTTGCATCGCGGCATACGCGCTGCGTAGTCTTGAGCCATCAAAGGAACGACCGCTACGGCGGAAAGGAGTACTGAAATGGCACGCAAAGGCTCCATGCGGGCGCAGCGCAAGCGCTGGGCGCAGTGGGAGGCGTACCGCAACGAGATGTACGTGACCGACGAGAAGGCTCTCGCCCGCGCCTACCGCGAGTACAGCCTGACCGGCGTCCTGGAGGACCCGTGGACCGGGGATCGGTACTGCCCGTCCTGCGAGAAGCCTGAGCAGTACTGCGACTGCGGGGCCGCCGCCTGAGGCCGCTACCTACCAATCACCTACACCTATCAATCAGCACCACCCATAAGGAATCATCATGAGCCCCAAGCCCGGAACCTACTCCCTGACCTCCCCCAACGCCGTCTACGCCAACCGAGCCCTGAACCACGCCTACTGGGCGCTGGGCGCCACGATCTTCGTCATGATCCTGCACACCCTTACCTCGGCCGACGGGCTGCTCGACATCGTGTGGGGCGCCTGGATGATCTTCGAGTTCTCGCAGGTCATCCGCTACGGCGTCAAGTCCATTAAGGCCGGCATCCGCGACGGCCGCGTCCTGGCCATCTCGATCCGCGAGGGCGCCCTCGTCTCGATCCCGGAGGACGCTGCCCTGTGACCGTGATCCTGAGAGTTATTGCATCCATCATCAAGACCTATAGAAGGAGGGCGCGGTGAGCCGCAACGGCATCGTGAGCGCTGAGGAGATCATGCGCCGAGTCCGGGAGTCCCCGACCGGGGACGTCAAGGACGGCGACATACCGGCCGTCAAGGGCAAGAAGTCGATCTCGTACGTCCCCTCCCGCCGCGTCGGCCGGGATCGCACCAAGGTCGAGCTCGTCGGCGAGTACCTCCGCTACCTGACCGACATCCACGACCGCCGTAAGGACCTGCTGCACATCCCGAAGGAGAAACGGCAGGCGCACATCCTGGCCGAGGCCGAGAAGGCCGCGGCCCTGCACCTAGGAGAGACCCGATGAGCCGCCACGACTACGAGACCGACTACGAGCTGGTTGAGTCTCTCGGCAAGCGGATCGGCCTGAAGCGAATGGAGGACGTCATTCCCGACGAGGACTACGTCCTGCACGCCTCCTACTGGTGGATGGTGACGGGGGAGGTCGGGGGGACCGGGGCCTTGGAGCTGGAGATTGCGGGCCCGACCTCCCCCACGCATCCCGAGACAGCGATCCTGGCCGAAGACGACGGCAGCCTCGTGGTCACGTCCCCCGCCTCCGCAGGGCTCCAGTTCCGGGACGGCGTCCTGCTGGACGTCCCGTGGCCGCGCTGCGACCTCATCTACATCAAGCGGGCTAGCCGGCGCGGGGTGGGGAACGATCCTGCCGAGAAGGTCTCCGGCATCTTCTCCCTCGGGTACGGCTCAGACGGGGAGACCTACTACGCCCCCGTCGATCCGGAGATGCAGCCGGGGGTAGCCTCCAGCTGGTTCCTCTACCCAGAGCGAGACCTGATCCTCTCCTGGGAGCCCGTGGACATGGTTGATCTGCTGCGCGAGTACTCGGGGGAGAGCCGTGGCTAAGTTCGAGTTCGGAGGGCCGCCCCGCTTCGCCCACCAGAAGCGCGGCCTGACCAAGCTCATCGCCTGCAGCGGCGTCGGGGCTCTCCTCATGGAGCCCGGTACCGGGAAGACCGCGGTCACGCTGGACTACTGCTCCCTGCTCGCGCTGGCCTCACCGCGCCGGGAGGCTCGAGTCCTCGTGATTGGTCCCCTCGCCGCCGTTGACCAGTGGGCTCTCCAAGCCCCGAAGTGGGTCAGCCCGCAGGTCAATGTCTGGGCCGAGGCTCTCGGAGGCTCCGTCATGCAGCGCGTAGAGGCTCTCCGCTCGCGCGGCGGTAAGGAGATCGCCAAACCGACTGGCGGTCGAGGACGCGGGGCCGGCGACGACGTCCGAGCGCTCCACGCCACCCGGTCCTGGGCGTTGGCCGCCCGGCGAGATGGCGTCGTTCTGGACCGGAAGATGGCGGCCAAGGCCGGCCCGGACGTCCTCGAGGACTCCAAGCCGCGACTGGTGATCGAGGCGATCAACCTGGACACGCTCTCGCAGCGCAGGCAGGTCGGGTCCAAGACGATGGCCGACGTAGTCCTCAGCGCCGTCACCGACTTCGACCCCGACCTCGTCGTGATCGATGAGATGCACAAGATCAAGTCGGTCTCCTCCAACGCGTCTCGACTGGCGGGACGGATCGGCTCACGTGTTGAGCGCCGGATCGGACTGACTGGGACCGTCATCCCGCACTCACCGCTCGACGTCTACGGGCAGTGGCGGTTCCTCGACCCCAAGGCCTTCGGGCGGGTGCAGCCCAACGGAGAGAGGAGGGTGGCCACCTTCAAGCACTTCAAGGAGGACTACGCCGAGATGGGCGGGTACATGGGGCACGAGGTCGTCGGCTTCAAGAACCTCGACCGCCTTGAGGAGATCATGGGCGAGCGCTCATCGGTCGCCATCAAGGAGGAGTGCCTGGACCTGCCCGACGCCGTCGATACGGTCCTCCCTGTCGCCCTGAGCCCGAAGGAGCTCAAGGCCTACGAGGACATGCGCACGAAGTTGCAGGTCGAGTTCCGAGAGGAGGACGACATCCGGGAGGCCGCCCCCGGCGGTGACGCCGCGACCGCGGCGAGCCGTCTGGTCCGCATGACCCGCCTTCGTCAGATCACGGCAGGTCACCTCCCGGACGACGCTGGCGAGGTGCGTGAGATCGGGCGGTCGAAGGCGAAGACCATCGCCTCCCTGATCCACGACACGCTGGAGGACGAGAAGCGCATCGTCGTGTTCGGGACCTTCACCCGAGAGCTCGCTGCGCTGGAGGAGGAGATCGCCGACAAGCGGACCACTGTCCTGCGGATCGACGGCTCCACGAAGCCGGAGGACCGGCTCGCCATGCGGCAGCGCTTCGGGTCCGATGACCCGGCCCGGCTCGTCATCGTCGCTCAGATCAAGACGCTGTCGGTCGCAGTGAACGAGCTCGTGACGGCCCGGAACGCGATCTTCGCCTCGCTTCCGTGGCAGCGCGACGACATAGTTCAGGCCCGAGACCGTCTCAACCGGCTCGGCCAGAAGAGCGCGACCACGTTCTGGTACGCGCTTGCACCTAACACTGTGGACGACCTAGTGTTCCAGGCCTACCAGGACCGCACGGACCTGGAGAAGACCCTTATGAATCACATCTACGCTGATAGGAAGTAGCAGTTACCATGAGCCCCTCCCAGCGTCCTGAGGAGGACGTCATCACGGCCGAGAAGGCCACCTACTCCTCGCTCACCCTCCACCGCCGTTGCCCCCAGGCGTGGAAGTACCGCTACATCGACGGGCTGCGCCGCGCCAGCTCGGAGGTCACACCGGCCCTCGACTTCGGTTCGTGGTTCCACGCCGTGCGAGCGCTGGACCGGATCACGAAGGGCGTGGCCGAGGGCACCCTGAAGGCTCACCCCGAGGAGATTCAGACCACCGACACCGGGCCCGCCTTCCCGTGGGACGCCTCCCCGTCGGACGTCATGGCCGCCGCCGTGGACTACTGGGACCGGCTCGGTGAGGACGCCCGCGAGGTCTGGATCGACTGGCTCGGCCAGCCTCTCCCGCAGCGCCTCTCCCACGTCTACGCCGAGTGGCGTGAGCGCTGGTCCGAGGAGTCAGAGAACGAGGCCGTCCTCGCCGTCGAGCAGCGCTGGGAGCGCGAGGTGCCCGGCACCGGGGTCACGCTCTGGGGCTACGCGGACGAGGTCTACCAGGACCGAAAGCGAGGCATCGTCGTGGTCCGTGACTGCAAGACCTCCGGCACGCTGGGGCAGGTCACGAGTCTGGACGAGATGATGGACAGTCAGGTCCAGCTCTACGCATGGGGCCTGTCCCCGGACTGCTCCGAGTGGGGCCTCCCAGCCCCGCGCGCCGTCGCCTTCGACCGGGTTCGGTCTAAGGCACCGAAGACGCCCAAGATCACCAAGGCCGGCAAGCTCAGCGCGTCGGTCAAGGACTACGACCTGAGGACCTACCTGGAGTGGTGCGCCGACGGCATCCCCTTCGAGGGCATGAAGAAGGACGGGAGCGCGGCCGGGACCTACACGGCCGAGGAGGCCGAGATCGAGCGACTGACCTCGCCGCAGGTAGTTTCGCAGTGGTTCTCCCGCCACCTGACCCCGGTCAGCCCGTATCTGGTCCGCTCCCACCTCCAGGCCGCCGCCGACACGTGCTCGGACATCTCCCGGACGCGGGTCCGCGCTGACCGTCGAGGCGAGGCGCCTCGGAACTTCGGGAAGGCGGCCTGCCAGTTCTGCGAGTTCGCCGACCTGTGCCGCGCGCAGATGGTCGGCGGGCCGGGCGGGGAGTACGCGCCGGAGGAGTACGGGCTCCGCTACCGTGACCCGTCTCACAGCGGGAGGTAGCCATCCAGACTTGCAATGCCAGCCGTCATACACCTACAGTTAAGTCACCACCTAAACAGCGGAAGGAAATTCAATGGCCAGTTTCGCCGGCGTCAACATTGTTGACGTGAACGAGGAGGCAGCCGACTACGGTCGGTGGCTGATCCTCGGGGCACAGGGGGCCGGCAAGTCGAGCCTAGCCTCGACGGTCGCCACGATGGGCAAGACGCTGTTCATCGACCTGCCTGGGGAGAAGGGCACGCAGAGCTTCAAGAACGCCCCCTACGCCAAGAACATCGACGTGGTCCGCCCCGATAGCGTCACCGTCTTGGACGACATCTTCTGGAGCCTGGACAAGGGCGGCCACGGCTACAAGGCCGTCATTCTTGACAGCCTCACCGCTCTTCAGAAGATGACGATGCGCTACCTCACGGGCTTCTCGGAGACCGCGGTCCGCGAGATCAAGCAGGGGACCGCTCCGGCCGATCAGCGCACGTGGGGCCAGGCGCTCGACATCATGACCGACACGGCGGTTTTCTGGTACGGCCTAGCCGACGGCAACCGTCCCGAGCCGATGCATGTCGTCATGACGGCTCAGGTCAAGATGGTCGAGGACGAGATCAATGGCGGAGTTCGCCGCTCACCTGACGTCCAGCGCGGCGCCCAGTCGATCATCCGCGCCACGCCGAACTACATCATCTACGCCGACGTCGAGGAGGACCTCGACAACACCGGCCGCGACGACGGCCCCTCGCTGAAGCACATCGTTCGCTTCGGCACTGACCCGGAGTACGGGACCAAGGCCCGTATCCCCTACAACCTTCGCGGGAAGGTCCCGTCCGTCCTGGGACGCGACCACCCTGTGACTCTGGAGAAGCTCTCGCGCTTCCTCGGAGTGGGCGGAGTCCCGGAGCGCAAGCCCGCCGCCAAGTCGGCCAAGGCCGACAACTGAACACCCAGTAACCCAACCACACAGGAGAAAATCTCATGGCTCTGACCTTCGACTTCACCAACTACAAGGACACCTCCACCGCCCACGTCGCCCCCGGTACCTACCACGCTGAGGTCTCGGACTTCGAGGAGACGACCTCCAAGGCCGGCAACGCGATGTTCGTCGTCTACCTGGAGATCATCGAGGGCCCCCACGCCGGCCAGCAGATCATCGACCGCCTCCCGCAGACGGAGAAGGCGATGTTCCGGTCCGCCGCGTTCCTACAGGCCCTCGGCGTCAAGATCGCCAAGAAGAAGATCGCCCTGAACCCGAAGAGCCTGATCGGCCGCCCCGTGGACATCCTCGTGGAGGACGGCGAGCCCTACAACGGCCGCGTCAAGTCCGAGGTGCGCGAGTACCTCCGAGCCACGAAGCCGGCCAAGGCCGAGCCCGAGGACGACCCCATGGCCGACGAGATCGACGAGCCTGCCGAGGCCTCCGCCCAGCCTGCCACGGCCGAGAACGTGGAGGAAGCCGTCGAGCTCGACGTGGACGCCCTGGACATCGACGACCTGGACCTCTGAGTTCACGCGCTGAGACGGCCCCGCTACGGCGGGGCCGTCCCCTTAGACAGAAAGGAGTGACATGGCTAGCAAGGAGAGCGGTGTCGTGGACGCCATCCGGCGCCGCATCGCTCAGGTATGGCCGGAGTCGGTCACCTGGAAGATGCACGGCTCGGTCTACATGGAGGCCGGCATCCCCGACCTGCTCGTCTGCATCGAGGGGCGGCTGATCTTCCTCGAGGTCAAGCACCAGAAGCCCGGCGAGTCCCGCGCCCACGCACTGGCCCGCACATCGGTCGAGCAGGTCCGGCAGATTCGCCGCGTGCGCGCTGCCGGCGGCGCCGCCTGCACCGTCCTGGACGCCGACGAGGCCGAGTGGGCGGTGCGCGAGGCGCTGACCGGATCGACGCTGTCGAGCATGTACCCGGTCGTCGGGGCTGGAGGTGATCTCAGTGGCGAGGGCTAGACTGACTGCGACCGAGTTCGACTTCGTGCGCCAGCTGGAGTGGGAGGAGATGTCTCCGGCCCAGCTGAAGTCGGCCCGCGAGACGTGGCGAACCGGCTCGGTCTACCAGGACGCGGTGAACCTCCGGGTGTGGTGGGTGCGGTCCTACTCGGCCCGAGGCACCGGGGAGGTCAAGGGGCATGACGGGAAGCGGTTCCACCACGTGGTTCTGAAGTCTGACCACGGGTACCCGCGGTTCACGTGCACCTGCAAGCACGGCCAGAACTCGCGCTGGGCGTCGTGCTGGCACGCGAAGACCGTGGCCCGCATCTACCGGATCATGGTCGACCAGATGAAGAGACAGGAGATGGAGGACCTTGCCCATGAGTAACGCCGCACGAGAAGTGATCGACGACATCCCAGAGCAGCCTGAGAGCGGCGTGGCAGATGCCGGAGACGCCCTCATGGTCGCCGGGGACACCATCCTCTCCATCACGGCAGCCTGCGCCGGCATCCGTTCCCGGATGGTCCGAGAACAGGGCTGGAGCCCGGAGTTCGCGGAGAAGTTCGCCCAGGACCTGGCCCGCGCCCTCGTGAACCGGTCCCTGGCACCGTCTCAGGACTGGACCTCAGCTCTGGAGGGGCTGTGACTACCGCGAAGCCGCCGGCGCCCCGCAAGCCGGCCCCGCTGGACTACACCCGACCGATCTGGAAACGCCAGGACGGTGAGACCGAGGCCGCCTACGCATCGTTCAAGACCTACCGAGACATGGAGCGCCGGCGGGTGCGGGACGCGCCCAACGGGAACCACTACTCGGCCCGGTGGTCCTGGAAGGAGCGCGTCGAGGCCTGGGACAAGCACCTGGCCGAGAACGAGGCGAACGAGCTCGTCCGCTACCGGATCGCCATGGGGGACCGTCACCGGGCTCTCGGCCGCAAGGCTCTGGAGAAGGCGGAGATGTGGCTCGACAGCTTGACCGAGGACCGGATCGCCCGGATGAGCGCGAACGGGATCGTCCAGATGATGGATGTAGCGGCGCGCATCGAGCGGGAGGCCGCCGGCGCCGGGGCCGACTCGGCCAAGGTGCAGATCGAGGTCTCCTCGAACCTGGCCGAGATGACAGCCTCGGCCACGACGTCGAGGATCGAGCAGCTGGTAGCGGAGGTCGAGCGCCGAAAACGTGAGCAGGGCCTCATCGACGTAGGCCCGGCTGAAGTTGAGGTGATCGACGCCGAGCAGTAGAGTTGACCAGGGACACTGGGGCAGAGATACCGCCACCCTTTGGGATGAGGGGTGGCGGTATTCTGTATCTATATGAAAGTCCGCCTCAGCGATAGGAGATACCTATGCCCCGCGTGAAGAAACCGATGGAGCCGTGGGAGATGACTCCGGCCCAGCTGGAGGAGGAGCTGGAAGCGCTCATCAAGCGTCAGGCGTGGCTTGAGAATCAGCCGAAGTGCGACCGGCCCTCGTGCGACGGGAGGCCTCACGCCGGAGCGCCCTACCCGCACGATCCGACCTACAGACAGGCGGCCGACCCGCTGGAGAGCGCTCAGCAGCTCGACGAGGCGTACGCCGGCCGCCCCCACATCCAGTACCTCTCCGACCGCCTGGCCGAGGCCGTGCGCGCCGTCGAGGCCGGCGAGAACCGCTACATGACGATCTCCATGCCCCCCCGCATGGGCAAGTCCACGCTGACCTCTATCAATCTGCCGATCTGGCTACTGCGCCAGCACCCTGACTGGAAGATCGGCCTCATCTCTCACTCGCCACAGCTCGCCACAGCGTGGGGCCGGCAGGTCCGACGCTTCGTCGAGGAGGACGGCGAGAAGTGGGGCATCAAGATCGCGTCCGACGCCGGCGCAGTGAGCGAGTGGCAGACAACGCGGGGCGGGGGCATCGTCTCCCGCTCGGCGCCGGGGCAGTCGATCACGGGTCTCGGCTTCAAGGTCATGCTCATGGACGATGTGGTCAAGGACTTCGCCGACGCGCACAGCGAGTCGAAGCGCGAGGCGATCTGGGACTGGTGGCAGGCCAACGCCGTCACTCGTCTGGAGCCGCCGTTCCTCTGCATCGCCATTGCGACTCGCTGGCACGAGGACGACTTCATCGGCCGCCTCCTGAACCCGGCCAAGAACCCCGATGCCGCCAAGTGGGAGAACGTGATCTTCCCGGCCATCGCCGAGGAGGACGACCCGCTCGGCCGCGAGCCGGGCGACCCGCTCTACAGCCCCCTCGTGGAGGAGACCCGAGAGGAGGCGCTGGAGCGCTGGGACTCTCTGAAGCGCTCCGTCGGGGCGTACATGTGGGAGGCCCTGTACCAGCAGCATCCGACGCCGGCTGACGGGAGCATCTTCAACCTCGGCTGGCTCCGGTTCTGGACGACGGACCCGTCCAAGGTCAAGGACGGGGACGACTCCGTGATCCTCCTGCCGCGCGAGCGCCTGGAGCGCGGGCAGTGGCTCGACTCGTGGGACCTCACCTTCAAGGGCAGCTCGACGTCGGACTACGCCGTCGGCCAGCGCTGGTGCCGGCAGGGGCCTGACCGGTTCCTGATCGCGCAGCAGCGCGGCCAGTGGTCGTTCACTCAGACCTTGGAGAAGATGCTGCGCTGGTGCAACGCCGGCGACCTTGACGACAACGCCTCTCCCGGCGGATCGTTCGTCCACCAGCGGCTCGTAGAGGATGCGGCCAACGGTACGGCGGCCATCGACGTGCTGCGCAAGAAGGTGGCGGGGATCAAGCCGATCAAGCCGCGCTCGTCCAAGGAGGTCCGCGCCCGCGCAGTCACGCCGGAGATCGAGTCCGGCAACGTCTACCTGCCCCACCCCTCGGACCCAGGCAACGGGTGGGTGAACGAGCTCATCTCCGAGATGCGGGCGTTCCCCTCGGGCCGCCACGATGACCAGGTGGACGCTCTGAGCATGGGCCTGCTCGGGCTGCGGGACGCCGGCCAGGCGTCACTGTTCGTCCCGAGGGGTACGATCAGGCGCGCTGTGAGCGGACTCTCACTGGCGGGCACGCTTCCCCGGTTCTGACGGCTTGCATCTCCTGAGGGGCGGACGTATGATTTCATACGTCCGCCCCAGCTACGTAAGGAGACCTAAGTGGAAGATATCAATACCTGTAATCAGGCTACGCGAGAGAAGATGCGCGCGGTCTGGGACAGATACTGCCGGAACGCCCCCGTCCCGCCGCCGGACCCTGAGGACGCGGTGTCTCTGATCCTGGCCCACGCCTCACTGATACTTACTACTACAAGGGATAGCCGAGCCCTGGTCCTGGCGCAGATAGTCACGACCGCCGAACCCCTGATTCCCGGCCGCCCGATCCTGGCCCTCGCCCTGCAGGAGTACTCCCGCGCCGCCGAGAAGCACCCCGGCATGACGCTGGAGTGCGATGACCCCACGGACGCCATGCGCCTGTTCGCCCTCGTCGAGGAGATCGGCGAGGTCGCGGCGTGCCTGACCTACGACAACGACGCCGAGACGGGTCACGGCTCGGACCTGGAGTCTGAGGTGATTCAGGTCATCGCCCTGGCCCTGGCCTGGGCTACCCGCTACTTGGACGACTGAATCTATAGGAGACACCTATGACATCCATCAACGACATTGCAGACCTGCCCAAGCGTCTGGAGGACTGGGCCGGCGGCAAGGGGTATCGCGGCGCCTTCGGGATCGACGCCGAGCGCGCGATGGTAGAGGACCTGCGCAAGCTGCTCTCGCTGACTGTCCAGCAGGCGAAGGCCCTGGAGGACTCTCAGGAGCACGCCCACGCGCTGGGGCAGCGGCTTCCGACCTCACTGACCGACGACCTGGCGCCGGAGCCTCCGGCCAGTGACCCGCTGGAGGAGGCCGCGCGACTCGACCGCAAGGCCCGCCGGGACGCGAAGCTCGCCCGCGCGGCCCTCCAGCAGGAGGTCCTGGCTGCCTACTCGCGCGGCGTGTCTAAGTCGGCCCTGAGCGCGCTCTCCGGCATGACCCGGCAGACCGTGGACCGCGTCCTCGGCCAGTGGAAGCGCAAGCCGCCGAAGATCGGCAAGGAGGACGAGACGCCTCTCACACTGATCTGATCGCTGCGGGCTTGCTTTGGGACGTATGACGGCATACGCTTAGGGCAAGCCCGCAGTACCTACCACCTAGCGAGGAACCATGAGCACCGAGACCTCACCGACCAAGACCACCAGGACCCGAGTCTTCCAGCACCCTCGGGCGCGAATCAAGCCGCTCGACACGGACACCCTGCACGAGGCCAGGACGTGCCTCGTCTACGAGAACGGCCAGGCAGTCGCCCAGTTGAAGCGCTGCGGTCTGCGATGCTGGGGCGTCTACCCGAGCGGCATGACGATCCCCGCCGCGTTCGGCGCCTCCGCCCTGGAGGCCGTGACGACGTGGATGAGCGCCCGGGACGGGGCGGTCGCATGACCCGGCTATTCACGGCTCCGGAGTGGGAGCGATACCCCCTCAGGACCGGGGAACTGTGCGCGGGGTACGGGGGCCTGAGCCTCTCCATCGGGGACAAGCACCCGATCTGGATGTCTGAGGTCGACCGCCACGCGTCCAGGGTCCTGAGTGAACGGTTCCCCTGCTCCCCGAATCTGGGAGACATGACGCGCATCGACTGGGCGTCCACTCCGGAGGTGGACGTGCTGCTGGGTGGAACGCCCTGTTTCACCGCAGGAACTCCCATACTTACCCACGACGGATTTCGCCCCATCGAGGACGTGCAGGTCGGTGACCTCGTGTGGACCCACGCCGCCCGCTGGTCGCGAGTCACTCACACGATGCGTCGAACCTCCGAGACCGTCGAATTTCGCAGCGGCTTCTACTGCACCCCCGAGCATCCGCTCTGGCTCCGCGCACCGGAGCAGCGGTGGAACACTGCGACCCGGCGCTACCGCCGTCACCTCGGCGCTCCTCGGTGGGTTGAGGCGAAGGACTCCCACAACCTGTTCGCAGCCTCGCCCGTCTCCGTCACCCACGAAGGAGTCTCCAAGCCTGACACGCTCACGTGGTGGCAGATCGGCCGATTCGTCGCGGACGGCTACGTCGACAACCGGGTGAACGTGTACGTCGGCAAGGGGAAGGAGTCGGATGCCGACAACTTCCCCGGCTGGACCCGCCACCCGCAGGAGACGGCTCTCCGCCTAACAATGCCCAAGTCATCTGCCGAACGGGGTTGGCTCACCAAGCACTTCGGCAAGCTGGCCCACGGTAAGACCATACCCGCGTTCCTCCTCGCCGAGACCGCGGAGAATCGCAGAGCGTTCCTCGACGGCTACTGGTCCGGTGACGGCTGGAAGCCTGAGGGTCGTAAGTTCACGCAATCCAACTCCGTGTCCCCCTGCCTAACCACGGGCATTGAGCTGCTCGCCAAGTCGCTCGGCTACACCTGCACCGTTTCTCAGTGCCGGGTCGCGCCGACGAAGGTCATTGAGGGACGTACCGTCAACCAGCGTCCGTGGTGGAAGGTCCGCGCCACGCCTGACGACGGGCGGTTCACCGAGACCGACGCCGACTGGCACTGGTTCAAACTGCGCCGCGCCCCTAAGGCCGGCGAGGTCACCTCCGTGTACGACCTCACCGTCGACCGAGACCACTCGTTCATCGCTGCGGGGATCGTCGTTCACAATTGCCAGGACCTGTCATCGGCCGGCAGACGGGCCGGAATGTCCGAGGAGACCCGATCCGGGCTCTGGTCACACATGTATCGAGCAGTGGAGGAGCTGAGTCCGAATGTCGTCATTTGGGAGAACGTCGCAGGAGCACGCACAGCGCGAGGAGGCCGCGGGATTCCTGCCCTCGGAAGAGTGGTCACGGACCTGGCCGGCCTCGGGTACGGCGTGGTGTGGGACTCTGTCCGAGCGTCCGACGTCGGAGCCCCGCACCGCCGGGAGCGAGTCTTCGTCCTGGCCTTCCGGCCCACTGCTGCCGACACTCTCGGCGTCCTCCTCGACCGGGCCGGGGAAGCACGGAACGGGGGGTTTGAACCTCCAAACCCGGATTCACCTTCTCATGACCCCCGACTCGGAGAGTACGGGGCCAGACTCAGGCTATGGGAGTCGGTGACCGGGCTACCCATGCCCGAGCCTGATGAGGACTCGCCTCGGGGAGGTCGCCGCCTCTCGGCGAAGTTCGGCGAGTGGATGATGGGCCTCCCTGGGGGGTGGGTCACCGGAATCCGCACGATTCCCCGGACTGCCCAGTTCCGCATCCTCGGCAATGGCGTGGTACCTCGGCAGGGCAGGTGCGCGATCCGCGGGCTGACCTCCCGGGCGTTGGAGGTGCTGGCATGATCGTCTCCCTGACCGCCGCCGCCGTCGCCCTAGCCGTCGGACTGCCGATCTTCGCGCTCGGAGAGCGCATCCGCGAGCGCGGGGGCGCCGACCGGCACACTTCACCCACCCGTAAGGAGACAACACCGTGAGCAGATATGGATCGTTTGACCGCCTGGCCCGGAACACCATGGCCCTCGTAGCTGCGTACCGAAAGACGTCCCGCGAGGGCGGGGGCAGCCTCCTCCTAGAGGACGGGACCTTCGTCATCAGCGAGGAGAACCTTCCGGACCTGGATTCGGACGTAGACCTGTATCTCGGCGAAGGGGCCTGGCTGGAGGTCAGGGACGGGCTCACGCCCCATGTCCACCTGACTATCCCGGACGAGTACGTGGAGGCCCTGGATCAGGTGCCAGACACGCCGGCCAGGTCCCGCAGGCTCTACTGGTCCTCACCCACCCCGCCGGCCGGGCTGGACGACCCGTCCCAGAACCCTCACGGCTATGGGGATGTGACTCTGTACGTCCCAGAGAGCTTGGAGCCCGCCTACCGGGAGAAGGGATTCTCCGAGTGGGGGACGCCTAGCCGCCGCTACCTCGAGGTCTGGGACTACGAGCCGCCGACGGGAGTCTCACCCACCTCTCAGAAGACATCCGCCGGCGAGGCCGTCGAGTCGCCGGACCACTACACGTGGCTTGGGCAGTCGCTGGCTGCGCTAGGCCTGAGCGATGCGGCCAACGTCGAGTCGTGGGACGTGCTGGACGCCGCCTTCCCCTCGGACCCCTTGCTGTGGAACTGCGGCAAGTACCTGCTGCGGCAGGGCCGCAAGGGTGGCGAGGAGAAGCGTCTGGAGGACCTGCGCAAGGCTCGTCAGTACCTTGACCGGCAGATCGCCCAGCTGAGTAGGGGAGGTGAGTAGGCGATGCCCGAGGTGATACCTGTCGGGGCCTCCGTGAAGATCGATGTCGTCGATGCGGGAGACCTGCGAGCTGGAATGAATCTGCTCGACTCTACGTACCTTGTCTGCGGCGTCGTCTCGGAGATTCGCAGAATCTACAAGGATGGAGGCCGGGGAGGTCACTACGAGTACCGCTTGGAGGGCGGGAATAAGCTCCTGCCTCCGAGCATCCTCCCCCTCGGCTGCGCGGTAGGGGTGGTGACAGAGATCACTGAATAGAGGAATAGATAAGGCTAAAGCCCCCCCCCCCCGCGCGGGGCGCCCCCCTCTTTGTATGGCGCGCGTATGTAGCCGCCCACACAACTCACAAAAGGAAAGTGAAATGAGCAACACAGAGACCTACGCCGAGAAGGTGGACCGCATCGCCGCCGAGCTGCTGGACGTCCTGCGCGACGTCCTGGGCCCGGAGCACCGCCTGCCGGAGCCTCGGGCCGCCTACGCCCGCTACGGCGACCACTCCGTCACCGTGCGTGACGGCGAGAACGGGCGCGTCGAGGTGACCGCTCGCCTGACGACGGCCGGCACAGTCCGGGAGTACTCGGCCCGCCTCACTCACGGCGACCTGGAGCCGCGGCTGTACTCAGCCGTCGGCCCCGTCCGTATGGACTGCTCGGAGTACCCCGAGGAGCGCCCCACCCTCACCTATGTCCTCCCCCTCGTCATCCGCCTGGGCCTGGCTGAGAAGCGCATGGAGGACGCTCGTAAGGCTCTGGAGGCGGCCGGCATCCCCGTCGAGGACCTCGGTCCGAGCATCGTTCTGAGGGAGCCCTGCGCGTGGGGTGCCCGCACCGTCGCCACCGTAGAGCTCGACCCGGACAACGGTGCGCTGCGCGTCCGCGGCCGGGACGCCGGCCAGGTGCGGGAGATTCTGTACCAGGCCAAGGTCTTCTAGAGTGACTCACGTCACTGAATACGCCCCGCTTGCGGCTTGCAGGCGGGGCGTATGCATTCATACACTGAGGCCATGAGCACGAACCGCCCCACCCCATCCGCCCAGGTCGTCGCGATCGCCGCCACCCTGGCTCTGATCGTCACCACCTTCGTCATCGCCCTGGCAGCCTTCGCCGCGGGCGCCTACCCGCACCGGAGCGTCGAGGAGCCGGCCCCGGCCGCGACCTCGCAGGTCGTTGAGGAGAGTCACGAGGCAGTCGAGCCCTCCTCGGCTGGCCTGATCGACCCGTCCGTCGGCCGTGGCGCCGACTCGAGGGTCTGCGCCGCCTCGCCCAAGTCACCCCGCTGCCTGTCCGAGGGCGGGAGCGTCGTGTCCCGCACCCGCGGCGGCCACGCCCTGCGGCCGGCCACCGACGGCCCTGAGGTCCTGCTCGACAGTGAATGGGACGAGACCGGCCCGGCCGACATGCCCGGCCGCGCCCCCGGCCGCGGTGGATGGGTCGGCGAGGAGGGCCCCTCGGCCGCCTGATCCCGACGTTTCGCCGCTCGGCTTGCACTCAGCCCGTATGCCGGCATACGCTGTAGCCATGATCGATTCACGCACCGCCCAGCAGCCCGCCAACCACCTCACCGCCCAGGAGCCCACTGTGACCCAGACCACTGCCCTCACCTCCACAGCCGACCAGCTGACCGACCAGATGAAAGTTGTGGCCGCCGCCGCTTCCGCCTCCCTCGGCCTGGTCCGGGTCGACGAGTGGCGCACCGGCCAGATCGGCCTCATCAAGGAGCACAGCCCGCTCCAGGCCCGCCTGCGGGTCGAGGAGGGCCAGATCGTGGCCCGCCTGACCGGCCGTGAGCGCGGGGGTCGCGAGGTCGCCGGCGAGATGGCCGACGTGATGGCCGCCCTCGTGCAGCACTTCGAGGCGCCCCTGCCCGCCTGACCAGCCGCCCCGACCGAGCAGCCCCGCCCACCAGAGAGGTGGGCGGGGCCGTTTCATGCCCGTGAGCGGTATCGGGAGCCTCTCTGACGGACTTTTATGGGCGGGTAGGCCCGTCATACGGGGGAGGCTCTGTTAGGCCGTCTACGGCGCTTACACAGCCTCACGGCGGGAGGGCTGTAGGCGAGAGGACGCGCGGGCCGGTCAGGCCGTGTAAGCCCCGTAGACGGACGAACGCCCCGGTACCTAGGCGTGGGTACCGGGGCGTAGGTGCTAGGCCGTCAGGAGGGCTTACAGAGCGCTGACGAGGCGCTCCAGCGCGAGGCGGGCCGAGGGGGCGCGGACGGCGGCGGCCGCGTAGCGGTCCTGCCAGCGGGGCAGCTGGTGGGCGTGGGTGGACGTGAGGGTAGCGAACCAGGACCGCACCGACATCCCGCCGGCGGGGGAGCTGACCAGCTCGTCGGGGATGCCGTCGAAGGCGGAGGGGTCCTCGCGCAGGACGGCGGAGGCGGGGGCAGCGGCCCAAGCGGGGACCTGCTCGATGACGGCGACGGCGTAGCCGCCCAGCTCGCCCCAGGTCCGGGCGCGGCCCTCGCCCTGTACGCGGTAGCTGGCCGGGGACGGGGAGGTGACGACGGAGACGGGCCGGCCGGCCAGCGGGTGCGGGGCGCCGCTGGGCAGGGTGGCCGGGTGCAGGGCCGGCTCGTCGTCACGCGAGTGGTCGATGACGCGGTAGGTGGTCCGAGGGCTGTCGGTCTGGCTGAGGGAGTAGCGGTTGCTCATGGGTAGGAGTATGCACGCATACGTGATCGGAGGCAAATCGGCGCGGCCGAGGAACCTGGGAGAATCCTGGGAACGTAGTGTGGTCCCAGCCACAGGTAGTTTCTATAGTTATGGCTTACTCCCCCCTACGGGGGGAGTAAGCCTATTACTTAACTTATAACTTAGCATACAACCGCGTCATTCCAACGGAAAGTACGTATGCCCAGCATACATTTGGAGGGGGCAAGTGTATGATAAGTTACATGTGACCCAGATCTCTTGCCCGCCATCATACGTCACTTTGAGAAATTAATTTGAGTGACGGCATTCACATCTGGGAGAGATGAACCTGAGAGGAACCTGAGAAACCTGGGAGAACCCTGGGAACCGCTACGCGACGGGAGCCTATCGGAACCGCTACGGCCCGGATCGGGGAAGGGGGCCGAGGGTCCGGTCGAGCCCGTACGGACTGAGGTGGGCGAACCTGTACCGATCCGGGCCGGGACGTCCACGTACCGCCGCCGGCGCCTCGCTCGGAGGTCGGAGAGTCCCTGAGGAGATCGTCGGAGGGGGTGAGGCTCGGACGCCGAGAGACCGCCCGCGGAATACTGCGGAAAAGTCGGGGCGTGTATGCCGTCATAACGGACTTTTCGTTGCAATACCAACGGTCGGAGAAAACCGGGACGGAATTAGGCACGGCATGCCGTTGCCGATGCCGTACGCCGATGCCGCCCAATAGGCGTGGCCGTAGTCACACAAAATGGCGGGATAGGGCGATGGCGCGGGAGGCGGTCCGATCGGCGCTTGCCCCCGTCCCAGCAAGCTGGGCCGCGGCTGCGCGCGAGCGTCCTCGCTTAAGGCGCATGCCACGGTGCACCCTCATCGCGACGGTGCCGGCGCTCCGCTGCGCTCCGCGTAGCGGGCACCTGGGCGATGAGTGCGCAGCGATGGCATACACCTGCGCTCGGAGCACTCGCCCTATGAGGCTTGAGTGCCCTGCCAAGGAAAGCGCATGCCGCCATACTCCTACCGCCCGGCCCTGGGGGGCCGGCGGGAGTATGGCGGGCATACGCCATCTTGGCAGGGGAGGGCTGTGCGGGGCGGTTCGCCTCGGGGCGGGGTGTCGATCGGCCTGGCGGCCTCTCGAACCGCCCCGGGCTCAGGGTGCCCGCTACGCCCTCGGTGAGTGGGGTGAGACGGGCAGGTGTTGAGAGGGGCTAGCCGGCGAACGGGTGAGCCGCCAGGCCGCCGAGGGTGAACGCGGAGGCGAGGAGGAGGGCGCCGGACAGGATGAGGAAGAGGATGTCGGAGGGGCGGGGGCCGGGGTCCTGGGAGGGGTTGGGGAGGGCGGTCATGGGGGGTCCTTTCAGGTCAAGGGGACTTGACATGTGCTAACGTGCGCCTCCGCGACGGCGGCGGTGGCTGCGGTGAGTGGGGAGGGGTCCGAGGGAGGAGCTGGGGAGGTGTATGCCGCGCTACCGGCGGACGAGAGCGGTGAGGGAGGCGTCCTCCTCGAGGACCACGGCGCGTTGCTGGGAGGGGGAAATCGTTGCGAGGCAAGGCAAAGGTGTGTCTGGCGACGTCGTGCAGCGGGGGAGGTCTAGCGGCGACGCTGCCGGATTTGTCCTGTCATACGCGGCGCCGGTGTGCTCGGTCACCCAGTCGGGCTGGGAGGGACTTTGTCCTGACATGGGGGAGGGGGCGCTCTGCTCGGAGTGAGTACTTTGTCCTGACAAAGTGGCGGCGGGAGAGGCCGTGGGAGAGGCCTGCCCGGACCGGGCCGCGAGCGCGGCCTGTCGGCCTGAGGAGATGCCCTGCGCGGCGAAGAGCTGCATCGGGATGAGGAGGGCGGCCGCGAGCGCGATGCCGGCCAGCGCGGCGCGCAGGTGGCGTCGTAGGTGGCGGCTCAGACGGCTCTGAGGGAGGGGGACCTTCGTCCCGACGGGGGCGGTGCGGCGGGCCTCTCGACCGCCGGTCGGTTTGCGGTGTGTGCTAACGCGCGAGCGTCGCGAGCGGCTCTCGCGGCTCTCGCAGCTGAGGGTGGGGCGGCCGACCGCGGGGCGGGCTGCGATGGCCGGCAGCTCCTCGGTCTGGGCCTGGCCGCGCCAGTCGGCGAAGGGGGCGGCCGGCCGCTCGGGCTGGGCGCTCGCGGCGCGGAGGATGGATCGGCGTACCGGGGCGGCGGCGGTGGCGGCGGCGGCGGCGGTGGTGGTGGTGGGGAGGACCTCGGTCTTGTCGTTGCTCATGGGTTAAGTGTATGCAGTCATACGTAGTGAGTGCAAGCCCGAAGGGGCTGGATGAGCGGCTGCGGCAGGTGACCTGGGTCACGGTTAAGGCATCCCCGAGCGACGCGCCCTCGAGCCGGGGCGGGCGGCCTGCGGCCTGCGGCTTCGCTCCACCGATAGGGGCCGCGAGCGCAAAGCCGTCCACTCATAGGAAAGTCCGATGGGCACGATGGCCGGGGCGGTGGCGGTGGCGGTGGCGGCCTGAGGAGGGGCGTCGGCGGGGCGGGCGGGCCAACCGCCCCTTCGAGCACGGGCAAGGGCACGGGCACGAGCAAGGGCACGGGCACGGCCCCTCGAGCCCGGGCCGGGTCTACCACGAGCGCCGGCACGCCGGCCATAGGGACCACCTAAGGGATCGATAGGCAGGCCTGACAGGCGGGCCCCGACCGAAGGCGTCCGCCTCCCACCCATAGGGTTTCTCGATGTTCACGGCGAGATCGATAGGGGAGGGGGTGGCTTGACCCCTCTATAATCTGCACATATAAACCACCCTCAACCTTTTGTATGGGAGCATACATGTCACCTTCAGCCCCGACTTCACGTGGTTCGGGCGCCCGCGAGGCGCTCACCGACGCGACCCTGCTCGCCGTTGACGCGGCCCTGCTCGCCGGCGCGGCGCTGCGCGTCACCCGCTTCGCCACCACCGACGTCCTGGGCGGCTGGGTCCTGGCCGACCCCGCCAAGCGGTGGGCCTCCCGGAACGACCCCGACGGGCCGCACCCCTTCGGCTACGCCGCGCCCGCCCGTGCCTGGCGCCACCGCCTCGTCTCCGCCCTGGACTGCCCGTTCTGCGTCGGCACCCAGGCCACGATCGTCATCGGCGCCGGTCTGGCCCTCACGTCCTCCCGCTCCGGCCGCCGGTCACGCACCTCCCCGCTCGGCCGCGCCCTGCGCGCCGGCGCCGCCACGCTCGGGGCGGCCTACGCCGTGGGCCACGTCTCGCACCGGATCGACTCGGCCGCCCCGGCCGCTGCACCTACCGCGACGAAGGACTCGAAGTGACCGCAGCACCCGCACCCCGCGCCTCAGCCGCGACCGTCTCCAGCCTCGACGCCTACCGCTCCCGCGCCCTGGCCCGCCGCGGCGTCATCGTCCAGCAGCCCCCGGCCCTGACCGCAGCGGCCTCCCGGCCCGCAGCGGCTGCCGCCCGCTCCCGCACCGCGTCCCCGGCCGGCGCCTCGCGCGAAGCGGCAGCGCTCGGCTCGCGCTCGTGGCAGGGGGGGGGGGGGGGGGGCGGCGGCGGGGGGGGGGGGGGGGGGGCCCCTGGCGCGCCCCCG